GTTTACGGCGCATCAGATTCATTGTTTAGTGACTGTGTTGCCGCTGTCCACTGGTTGTGTTGTGCCTGATGTGGACTGCATCATCTGGTGCCGGCAAACTAAGTCGCCTGTGCTGTATGTGCAGGGCATGGGCCGAGGCACGCGCATTGCAGACGGCAAAGAAGACTGCTTGGTGCTGGACTTCACCGACACCGTTGAGCGCCTTGGGCCGGTGGACATCATCAAGGGCAAGAGCAAAACCAAACGCGCTGGTGACCAGTCTGCGCCGTTTTGCATCTGCCCTGAGTGCGGTGAGCGCAACGCGCCGGCAGCACTGGTCTGCGCTGCTTGTGGTGCAACGATCAAGGAGCCAGAGGTTGCCAAGCCAATTGACGCCAAGCTGTCGTATGCCGCACTGCTGTCAGCCCAGATGCAGGCCGTCAGCACTTGGCACGATGTCACAAGGGTTGATTACAAGATGCACAGCAAGCCAGGCAAGCCTGACAGCGTGAGGGTTGATTACTACGATGGCCTGGTCCGCTGCGCCAGTGAGTGGGTGTGCTTGGATCATGGTGGCTTTGCAAGAGGCAAGGCTTTGGCTTGGTGCGATCAGCGCAATGGATGCCAAACCACCACACAAGAATTGCTTGACACAGGCTACACGCTCAAAACCCCCACCCGCATTGCAACCCGCAAAAACGGCAAATACACCGAGGTAAAAGAATATGAATTTGGTCGAATTGAACGCCATCAAGATGCACTTGAAGAAACAACTCAAGGATATTGAATCCATTCAAGTCAACTGCTTGCGCTGTGAGCACTTGCAGTCTGTCAACGTGTGCCAGAAGTTCAATGCCAGGCCACCAGATGAATGGCTGCACGGCACTGTGGACTGTGAGCATTGGGCATGGGACAACATACCCTTCTAGCAATATGCTAGACTATGTACAAGTCAACCAAACAAAGGAGCAAACATGATGGAAGTGACTGAGCAAGAACTTGAGGAATGGAACAACATGACTGCATTGAACAAGCAAGTGGCTGGTAACCATTACAAGGACCAGCCCATCCAGCCCGTCGAATACATCTACGCCAACGCGATTGGCTACTTTGAGGGTAACGTGATCAAGTACGTTTCACGCTGGCGCAAAAAGAACGGCATCGCTGATCTGGAAAAGGCCAAGCACTACATTGAATTGTTGATTGAGTTGGAAAACCGCCGAGCATTGAAGGAGGCAACCAAATGATCCGTGAACTGTACAACTGGTTAAAGACTATATATGGCACCCCAAGTCCCGAGGCTATGGCGTTTCGGGAGCTTGAGGACAGCAAGCGCGAGTTGCTCAAAGCCCTGACAGCCCGTGAGTACGCCGACTCGATGTGCAAGTACCGCGAGGCGCAGATCAAGCGCTTGACGGCCTATCTGCACAAAGCCACCGAGGAGAACACATGAGCAAAGAAGCAATGAAGCTGGCGCTGGAGGCGTTGGAAGAAATTACGGATGAGGTGTTTTCGCCTTACGACAATAAACTAGGCAAGGCCATCACCGCCCTGCGAGAAGCACTGGCAGAGCAGCCAGCACAACAGGACAGTACGTGCAGCAACGCACTACGCGCTCAAGGCAAAGCATACCCACGCACTTGCAAGAAATGCGGGCTTGGGCCTTGTGTTGAGTTAGCACAGCAAGCCCTCGACAAGATGGCCGACAACGCCAGAGAGTTGGGTCTGGACTATGAGCCAGCACAGCAGGAGCCTGTGGCGACACTTTGGCAACACGGAAGAACTGGACGCACCCGCATCACTATGCCGGGAGATATTACGGACTGCGATGCCAATTGGTTTAAAGCCTCGGACCTCTACACATCCCCACCAGCACAGCGCACATGGGTTGGGCTGAATGAGGAAGATCGTGACCGTATCTTGAGAGAGTGGCAAAAAGAACAAGAGACTCAACATCGACATAAGGCATCTGATTTACACGAACTAAATTTGCCAGTCAGATATCACCGTTGTTTAATTTCTGAAGATATTTTGATGAAATTAGATCTGTGTAATTGGACTGAACGAGAAATAAAAAGAATTCCAAACATGGGGGCTAAAGGGTTTCAGTTTGTTAAAGAAGCAATGACTCTAAATGGATTGAAATTTAAAGGCCAAGAAGATGCTTAAACAAAAAAAAGATGCGCCCGGCAACCCACCATATTGGGTATGCACCAAATGCAACTGGCCTTTTGCTGCATTGCAAGAAGCCAATAGACATCAATGTGAAGAAAAAAAACCCATCCAAACCTATAGCAGTTATTCAAGGAAAAGCAATGGACATTGACCCAAACAAATGCGTGGCATACATCATGGAAAACGCCCCTAAATTTGCACAAGCAAAGGCAGAGCGTGTGTTTATTGAGAACTACCTGAGGACGGTTAAGAGCCGTTTGATGCAAAACGAGGAAGGCACGTTAGGCAACAAAGAAGCCTATGCCTATGCTCACCCTGATTACGAAGCACAACTGAGGGGCTTAAAAGAAGCCACTGAAAAGGAAGAGGCATTAAAGTTCATGCTGGTTGCTGCTCAAATGAGACACGACACTTGGAAGACCAATGAGTATTCCAAGCGCCAAGAGTTGAAGAATTTGCCATGAAATACCTTGCAAACCTGCAAAAGAACATCTCTAAAGCTCATCTTTGGGACAACGGAGATACATATTGCAAAATGTATTCAACAGGAGGTTTGCGAAAAAGCAAACAAACTATTGTTGACCATACTCATGGAAAAAAACTTTGCATCATGTGTATCAATGTTTGGAATCAATTTAATCCTGGGAAAAAACTTGAGCAAGATTAGGAAGTCTGCCAAGGGTGAAGATTGCACCATCAATCTTCCTGGGGTCTGTAACTACAACCCTGAGACTGTTGTCTGGTGTCACAGTAACCGATACGAGCATGGCAAGGGTATGGGCAAGAAGGCAGACGATCAGCATGGTGCTTATGGGTGCTATGCCTGTCATCAGGTGTACGACAGACAAAGAAAACGCCCAGAACACCTGTCCTTGGACAATGTCGAAGAAGCTTTTACAATGGCGATGATGAAATCTAGACAGATTCTCAAAGACAAGGGTTTGATATGAACAAAGATGTCGGGCAATTCATACTAACGCTGCTCCATGCAGCAACCAACACTCACATCCTGCATTTGAGAAGCACCAGTTACGCCGAACACATGGCTTTGGGTGAGTTTTATCAAGAGCTTCCTGATCTGGTGGATGCTGTTGCAGAGGGTATTCAAGGTATCACTGAAGAGTTGATCGACTACCCCGTTGACTACTACCCACCAATGGACAATGCCCTGGACGAGTTGCGCTCCCTGAAAGACTTCGTGAAAGATGAGAGGGAATTGCTACCGCAGGACAGCGAGATCCAAAATGCTATTGACGCTATTGCTGATTTGATCGACAGTACGATCTACAAGCTCAAATTCCTGAAGTGAGTTTTCCTTGAGCGAGTGAATTTAGACCCCGTAACTGGGGTCTTTTTTTTGGTCAAAACTTTAAAAACCTGCCAGAAATCCAGCAAAAGTCGCTGCCTTTTTTGGGAGGGTCTAAAAATTCTTGACAGGGGGCCTATCACCAAAATATAATAAAGCATCTAAGGAGATGTTTTATGGTTGAAATCACACAAGATCGGCTTAAATCACTTTATGACTATGACCCATCTACGGGGGTGTTTACATCAAAGCTGTATAACAAACCTGTAGGTTTTGCTCACCGAGGCTACCTAGTGGTTGAGCTTTGGCATCAAGGCAAACAACGTAAATTTAGATTGCATCAACTTGCATGGCTATATGTTTATGGTCGTTGGCCTGAGCCTATGACGGACCATATCAATGGCATCAAGACGGACAATCGAATTGATAACCTTAGAGAGGTCACGATGGCGCAAAATGCACAAAACAGACAGCCATACAAAACCAACTCTGGCTTGCCAAGAAGTGGATTTAAAGGAGTTCATTGGATCAAAGCATCCAGCAAGTGGAGGGCTGCTATAGGACACAACAAAAAGACGATTAGCCTGGGGATGTTTGACGATCCTGAAAAGGCTTTTTTGGCATACAAAGAAGCTGCTGAAAAGTTGCATAGTCACAATGAACAAATTAAGTGAAATCTAAAAAAACCTGCGAGAAAAACGGCATTTTTGACATGATTTTTTTGGAGGGGTCATTTTTTTTGACCGGGGGGGTCCTTTTTATTTCTGGAGAAATTTTTGCTGTCCAGCCTCATCTGACCCCGTCAAGGCCAGTCAACCCCCCTGGATGCCCATCACTGACCAGCATTCCAATGGGGTCTGCAAAGCCACCAGAAAGCCGATAGAGGGCCTAATTTGGATTGATGCACCCTAGGCCTACCAAATACAGAAAACGCCTCAAAAGCCCGATTCTGTGAAGTGAGTGCTCACTAACTTAACAAGCCCAAAAAAACCCGGAACGAATCCGGGATTCTTTGAAATTGTCAGTCAGAGACTGTCAACCAGGACCCAAAAATAGGCGGGTTTGACGCTTCGCCATTGTTTAGGGTTGTCGCATGAACGTACGATTAAGCCCAGTTCATGCACCCCGGTGACTGTCCATAACGCCACTGTATCCAGGGTTGTAATCACGCCAATTTGGCCTATTTGGTTTTCGATATGCATGGTTTAGGCTTTCATGAGGTTGATAACTTTGTTCATTTTTCGCCCGTGTGCTGGATACGCTATCAAGGGAATTGATTTATCCCAACATGCACGACAACCGGAACAGTTACCGCCATTTGCATATGCTTCGCAAAGCTTCACGCCTTCAGAAGCTTGGAAAGACTCAGGGTCTGGACCGATAACGGAACCATGCAAACCGGGAATATATTCCCCGATAACGCTATCAGAAGAGAAGCGCACCATTACATTAGGGAGGCTTTGCATCTCACGTAAGACAAGGGCGAATTTAGGGAATTTATGCATCCTTGTTGGCAACCAATGATTGCACCACGGTGTACGGCGCATAACTTCAAGCATTTTTTCCGCCAATGGGAGGGCGAACATGTCACCCGAATCAAACCATCTGAAGTAACGGTCTGAATCTAACTCTTCCACCATCTCATCAACCCATTCCAATCGTTGCCAATCTTCACGGTTAGACAAGCGAGGAGCCTTGACGTTTGGATAGTTATAGTTACCCGTGGTTGCATAACATCCCTTGCATGCATCAACCAATACACCGGGACTTGATATTGAACCGGGACATGTGTCCAAAGCCTGAAGAGACCAAGAACGGGCATTCAATTTGGAAGTATTTGAGATTTTGATCATTTTGATTTCGTGAATATATTAATTGAATGGTTTACATCATATAGATATAAACGAAAAAAGGAGTAAATGCCACCAATACGAAAATAATGGCATGGATCAAGTCATTAATAAGGCTTTTCATTCTTGATCGTCCTCAATTGCACGAATTGCTTCCATCTCTAACGCCATCTGAGTGTTGACATCAAGGATAGGGAGAACGTTAGTGCCGTCAAACCATACGGATTCAAGGGAAAACTGAGCTTGCCACTTGCCGTAGGTGTCCTCATCGTCTTGATACCAAGTGACATCTATCACTACAGTAACGGGCGCACCGTTCAGAGTGGTGGTGTACTCATGCTGATAGTCTTGCATGTTGACTTCCTTTAAGTTGCATTGGTTGAAGTGCCGTCAAGCTTTGCACTTGACAACCATATTTTAAGGACGTTTTACACCCTGCTGCCTAGGTGTTTACCCTAGGTTTGACGTTTATTTCACTTGAAATCGTTAATCAAGTGAAGATAGGTAAAGGCTATCAATAGTGGCCGTCAATAGCCTGGGCAAATAAGGCGCTTTCCATAGCCTAGACGAAAGAAAAAAGAAAGATATCCCGATGGTGTCTTTGCCCTTCTACAGAGGGAGACAAGCACTAAACATGGCCTCAGGATTTCCAGCGCCAATGCTCAGACAGAGACACTACAAAACAGGACAAAACCTAAAAATGATCGGGGCCTCACCCTGACACAAAAGCATAGCCTCTACAGAGACAAAAAGCCCCTAGACGCTACTACCCCCCTAGGAATCCACAGAAGCATGGGATGGTTTCATCGTTGCCAAAAAAGTCTGTTTGATTCTCGGCAAAGCTCATCATTTCGGCATACCCAGCCCTGTCCTTACGGAACCTAGCGCCATCAGGACGAGATGCCAATGCCAATGCCTCCATCTTTGCCCACCAAATAGCCCGTTCAGGCTTCTCTTGGATCAAGCTCATGGTTTGGCTAGTGCCTTTCAAAAAGCACAGGTCACAGTTGCCGTGGTAAGTCACGCCATTGATGTTGGGCAACTCCAGGTCAAACGGTTGATTACGCCAAAACTCTCCCACCATTTCCTTGGTAACACCAGCAGTAACAAGTGGCGTTCTGTCTCGGGGTATCTTTGCTGCTCGTCTTGGTTCATCTGCCCTGATCCCTACCCAGCTCATGTACTCCCCTGCTGAACGGGTATCGCACATTCCCTTTGAAAAAAGGTAGTTGGCAATGGTCCGAATCTTCATCTCGATGGTGCAAAACCGAGTTACAGGGTTTGGCAGGTAGTTTTTCTTGCGGATAACAGCCTCAAACGGCTCACCATTCCTGCTGGCTGTCTCGTATGTCACCTGTGTCCAACGGTCCTTTGTCTCCTCCGCATCCCTGTACTCAAGCCAAACAATCGGCACATTCCAATGCTTTTCACAGTCATGGACGAACTTCAAAGTCGCTTCATCCTCCTTACCAGTATTCGCAAAACAGACAACAGCATCCTCCGGGAGGCTCATCTGGTGAGCCTCTAGGACCCTGTAAAGCATGTAAGCAGACGTTCTGCCACCAGAAAAACTGATGCAGGTCGGATCAAGAATCTCAAAAGGGTTGCTCATTCCATGTCCTCTTTGACCAACACCTCTACCAAACCCACCGTCCCATACACCTTTGTGCTGTGCAGGGAAACAACCTGAGTGTCATCGTCATAAACAATGTTGTTCATGGCATCTAAGAAGCATTTCAAAATATTATCGATGTCGGGAGTCTTGCAAGGCCTCTCAGAACCGTCTAAACAGGCCTTAGAGCGCTTTTTAGAGTATGACTGAGGGATAGGTACTGTGATGTAGATATAAGCTGCTACAGGCGTTTTTAATGGCTCGTTGCTTCCCATTGCTTGTTTGGCAGCTATCTTGATCAAATCCTCGTAGTCTCTGGTCTTGGTTGGGGTGTAGGTGGAGACAAAGTTGCCTCTCCTGGCGAACTTGGGTCTTCCCTTGCCAACAGGTGTGCCTTCAACTTGAAAAGTGACATGCATTACCACGGTGCTGGCTCCGTCTTGAGTGGGACTTGCTCGGGTTTGACAGGCTGTCCGTTGCGAACAGGGAAAGGCCACACTATCTTTTTGGTCATCATTCTCGTTTTCCTTCCATGAATTCTTTGAAGTAGGCGTGTATTCGTCTAACGCCATCAGGTCCATACCACTTCACTGAACCCTTGATAAGCCTCAGAGTGTTCTCTTTGTCTTTCAAGGTTTCGTGAGTTCTCCATATCTCTCTGGCTCTGGCAATCTCGTCTTGAGGGGTCATGTAGCCAAATGGGGGTAGTTGACGAACCACATTGGTCTATCTTAGGATTGCCCAATGTACTGTTGAGCATCACGATGGAAAAATAGCTTGATCGTAGGCTCACCCTCAACCGATCCTTCGTAGTTCCGTTGCTTACGGCACAGCAGGTAGTGGTCAGGGTCATCAGCAGACTTAGCAAAGCTGCCTTCAGTTTTGATGTCATCCTCTTTGGCTTTGTTCCGCCAAACCAGCATCACGTTGTCAACTTGATCAGTGATAGCTCCTGAGCCTTTGTTGTCATGCTTGTCAGGCATGGCGTACTCGTTGGGTGGTTTCTTCAGGTGGTGGACAAGGTGAATGTGGACATCGTAGTCTCGAGCAACACTGGTCAACTCGTCAACAAAGACCTTCTGACCGTTGTAGTCGTCTTCACCCTTAACGCACTTGGCAAGGTTGTCAACAAAGATGTGAGAGATACCCAGTTCCTTGGCACAGTACCGAACCATACCGATAACGGTCTGAGCGTCTGCTGTTCCCATCTGGTCGTACAGCCACATGGTTCCGTCTGTCCAGGTTCCGAACTGGTCGTACATGTCGTCAAGGGCTTCGATACCTCTGTCGCCTTGGAACTCAGGCATGAAAGGGTTACACCCAATCCACATCCTTGCCATACGCTGTAGGGTGACTGCTGGCTTCATCTCGAATGAGGCAATGCAGACCTTCTCACCTTGGCCGATCAGGGATAAGGCAATCTGGGAGGTCATCAGGGATTTACCGTGACCGTTCTGTCCTGACCACAGGGTTACTTCACCCTTCCTGAACTCAAAGTTTTCCTTGGTGTGATCCCAAGGCAGGTAGGAAACCTTCTGGTCCTTCTTGGTCCTCAGTCTGGATTTGATGTAGTCAATGTAGTCTGATGCCTTCTTGACCTTGGTTTGGTTGTCAGTCTCTTTGATGTACTGAGAGAAGTCGATTGTGTCTGGGGTTAGTACTATTGCCATTTCATTTCCCGATGTAAGTGTCCGACCATCCGGTCTGCCGAAAGTATGGTTGACCAGGGAGCAGAACGCTACTGGTGATAACCCTTGCTTTGGCATCAATCAGTTTCTGGTGAACTGCCTTGGCTCTACGTTCGTCAAGGCTTGTCAGGAAGACTGTCAGGCCAATGGCAAAACGTAGGTCAAGGGTATGGAGGTCGTCCTTGGCTATGCAGATCACTGGGGAATCATCCCACTCATGCCACTCATGGGCATTCAGTGAGGGATGGTCTTCAATGGAGATGTACTCAGGAGCCTTGCCAGACATCCGTAAGTTGATCAGGGGTAGGTGGCCGATCATATGGACATCTTCCTCATTTTTTCTGCTGCCGTCATTGGAGGAGCAGAGATTTCATCCTCCCAGCGTTTGCCGTTCAGCCAAGTACTGGGGTGTGGGATGTACTGGACATCTTTGTCTTTCCAGATGGTCCTGACTTGGATACTCAGAGAGTGAAGGATCTTGTCCAACAACGGTTGGTCAACCCGGAGCTTTGCGAAGACCCGTTTGGCAAACTCCTTGTTGGTCTTCTTGGGGTAGGCTTTCCAGAACGTATCGAATAAGGGATTACCCTGTCCAACAACAGTATTGGTTAAATTACTGTTTTTAATTCCTGGTTCTATCATCCGATTTGGAGGGAGGGGTCCGTCAGATTTGGAGGGAGGGTCCATCCAATTTGGATGATCGATACTCCGATTTTGGCTATTGATATTTAAAACATACTGATTTGGACGTTTCATGTTATCCGCATACTTGTGGACAACCTCAATAAATCCAGCTTGCTCAAGATCGATCAGATGCCTACGCAATGTGGACAACCCCATGCAACACTCTTTGGACAACAGTGTCTGAGATGGGTTGCACTGTCCTGTGTGACCGTTTGAATGGTTGGCAAGAAGCAATAAAACAAGCTTTTGACCAGAGTTTGCAGTTGATTGCTTGACCGCCCAAGTCATAGCCTCAAACGACATCGTCTGCTCCTTCCAAAGCCCACTCAACCATTTGCTCTTTTGTCATGCCTCTGGCCTCAAGCATGCAATCTGCCACCGTGTAAGCCATAGCCACAATGATTTTTGCAGGCATTCCCGGAGAATTACTATCAATGTTTGCAGCTAAAGAGCAAACAAACTTATCCCTCAACGTCTTTTCTTCCATGACAAGCTCCAATGAAAAAGGGGCTACACCTGCTGTCTCATCCTTGCGGATGTTGGCGGACTGGCTTAGTACCAGCAGACAGCATGTGTAACCCCACTAAGAAACGCCGCCAAGCGTTATTTCGTATGGATTATGTACGATCCCAGATGAAGTTGCAAGAATCGCACTTCTTATGGGAATGCCACTGGTCATAGTCCTTGAAGTGCTTTTCTTGGCACTTGTCAGAAGCACAGACAGGACACTTGATCTTCTTGCCAAAGATGGCATCGTAGTTGCTAGAGAAGGTCTTGTGATCGACCTCAAAAGGTCTTGGGCTTGAACCTTTACTCATCGTTCATCCAACTGTCTAAATTGAAAATTCGGTCGTTCTGAAAGCTTTCCTCACGGATCTTACGGTCGTAGTAAGCATCCAGCAAGGCAGCTTTCTGGTAATCCATCAGGTAAGAGCCATCAGGCTCAGGCATCAGACCAGCACGGGGTGCATCATATTGGAAATCATTTCGCATTTGGTTTCGCCTTTGAGTAGTAGTGGGTGTTCTTGCGTTCCAGTGTCTTGGCAATGGCAAAGCTGTTCATGCTTGACTTCTCTGCCTTGGT